GGCGGGACCTCGCTGGTGGAGCTGTTGGCCACGGACAACGATTCGGAGGCCGGCGACCCAGGCATGCACTTCGAGCCTGCGGCGGGCCGCGGGATCGACGAGGGCATCGGCATCATCAACGACTGGCTCGCCTGGAATCCGAACGAGCCGAGAGGGCCGGAGAACGAGCCGAAGGTGTTCGTTTCACGCGACTGCCAGAACCTCATCTATTCGCTGAAGGAGTGGACGGGCGCGGACGGGGACAAGGGCGCGACCAAGGACCCGATAGACTGCCTGCGCTACTTGGCCGTCATGGACCCGCAGCACCACAACTCGCGCAGCTTCGCCGCGGTGGGCGGCGGCTCTTACTGAATGAAAGCCTCGGACTACCCTCTCCTCATCACGCGAAAGCAGGCCAGCGACCTGACCGGGCTGGACGAAAAGTACTTCGACCGGCTCCGGCATGAGAACCGGCTGCGCACGTACCGCACGCTTGGCGGCCTGCACCGCTTCTACCGCGACGAGGTGCTCGAGCACATCGGCGTCACCTTCAACACCACCAAACCAACATGAGCTACAGCTACAAATCCATCCCCGGCAACCCCACGGCCGACCAGCTGGTCGAGGCCGGCGACAAGCCGGACGTCAACTACCTGAACTTCGAGTTCAAGCGCAGCCTCTACACGGGCAACAACGTCACCCGCGTCGACAACAACGACGCGGTGCGCTACTGCAAATGGTCGGGCCAGACCGACGACGGCAAGAAGTGGTCGTCGCAGCGGCCGGACGGCGAGCAGGTGTTCCCGTTCGAGGGCGCCTCGGACGTGCGCGTGCGCCTGGTTGATTCAACCATCAACGAGATCGTGGCCACGCTGACGACCGCCTTCGAGCGCGGCTCGCTGAAGGTGTCCGGCGTCGACGTCGGGGACGCGGCGGCGGCCTCTACCGCGACCGACCTCATGACCTGGATCCGCGAGAACAAGCTGAAGGCCGACCTGCAGCGCGAGGCCGAGCTGCTCGCGCAGTACGGTCAGCAGTACGGCTGGGGGGTGGCCCACGTCTGCTGGGAGCAGAAGGTCGCGACGCGCACGCAGTCGATCAGCGCGCAGGAAGTGATCTCGCTCGCGCAGCAGGCAGCGCAGAACAACCCCGGCTCGGTGCTGGCGGAGCTGCCTTCGCTGATCGCGAATCCCGAATCCGAGCAGCAGGCGGCGGACATCGTGACGACGCTGCTCCCCGACATGACGATCCGCGACGCCCGCGCCTTCGTGAAGGGGCTGCGCGAGGAGGGCCGAGGCGAGTACGAGGAGGAGTACGTGCAGCGGAACCTGCCGATGATTACGGCGCTGAAGCCGTTCGACGAGGTGAGCTTCCCGCCCGAGACCATCGACCTGCAGCGTGCGCGCTGCATCTTCCGCCGCGAGTACTTCACCGAAGTGGAGCTGCGGGCGATGGTGACGAACGCCGGCTGGGACGCGGAGTTCGTGGAGAAGGCCGCGGTCACGCAGGGCCGGCAGAGCTGGTACAACAACCCGAACCTGGTGACGACGTCGCTCAACGTTAGCGGCACGGTGCGCAACGACCACCTGATCGAGATCGTCCACTGCTACTCGAGGTCGCTGTCGCCGAAGGGCGCGCCGGCCATCTACTACGCCGTTATCTGCCCGCAGCTCGACGACTCGCTCTACGGCAAGTACGAGCTGCTGGACTACGCGCACGGCGAGTATCCGTTCGTCGAGTACCGCCGCGAGCGCGTGCGCCGGGCGATCTGCGAATCCCGCGGAATCCCCGAGCTGGCCATGACGGACCAGGACGAGATCAAGGCGCAGCACGATTCCATCCGCGACCGCACGGCGTTCTCCACGCTGCCGCCGATCAAAGTGAAGAAGCGGATCGGCATGGTGAACAAGATCGGCCCCGCGGTGCAGCTGCCGGTCACGCAGTCCGACGACTACCAGTTCATGGACCCGCCGCGCTCCAACATCCAGGAGGCGATGGTCGTCATCCAGCAGGTCGAGACGAGGCACGCCAATTACTTTGGCCTGCAGCACGCCTCGGTGCCGCCGGCGAAGGCCGCGTCGATCATGCAGAAGGAAGTCAACAACTGGTTCGGCACCTGGTCGCGCATCTTCAGCCAGACCTTCCAGCTCTGCCTGCAGTACCTGCCCGAGGAGGAGATCATGCGCATCACCGGCGGCTCGCTGCCGCGCAACATCTCGGAGATTGCTGGCCAGTTCGACTTCGTCCTGAAGTTCGACGTCCGCGAGATGAACGACGACTACGTCCTGAAGAAGCTGCAGGCCATCTCGCAGTTTGTCATCCCGCTCGACGCCGGCGGAGTCATCGACCGCAACAAACTCATCCAGGCGATCACCGCGGCCATCTCGCCCGATGCCGCCCGCGACATGGTGGTCGACCAGGCCGGAGCCTCGCAGCAGATGTTCAAGCAGGTGCAGAGCGACATCGGCATGATGATGCTCGGAAACGAGGCGCTTTACGTCGAAAACGATCCGTCTGCGCAGACCAAGCTGGGCTACGTGCAGCAGGTCATGCAGTCGAACCCGAAGGCCCAGTCGGCGGCCCAGCAGGACCCGAACTTCCAGCAGCTGCTGCAGAAGTACGTCCAGAACCTGCAGTTCTCGGCCACCCAGCAGAAGAACAAGCAGGTCGGCCGGATCGGGGTTGAGCCGATGCAGCAGAACGCCGCCGCATGATTAAGCCCGACCTGCTTGAGGCCTTTGGCTTCGAGGGCCAGAACAAGCTCTGGGACGCACTCATGGCCCACTGTCATGAGTGCATCCAGGACGAGGTCGAGACGGCCATCAGCCGAGAGACGTTGGGCGAGCATCGCGTCCACGCCTCCGGCCGGGCGGAGGCCATGAACGACTTCCTGATCTCGCTGCACCAGCTGCGCGAGGAAGCCCTGCGCCGCCGCGGCTCTGCGGGATGATCGCAGCAAAAGGTGGGTAGACCTTACCCGACCTTCCCGAACCCCTAGTCTCGCGACAGCCCGTGCCGCAACCTACGCGCACGGGCCTTCTGCGCTGCGCCTTTGAGCAACGCTGTCACGACCTCTTGGCGGTCGCAAAACACCATGCCGACAGACAACGCAGTTGAGGCCGCTCCGGCCAACGGAACGGAAGCGGAAAAGCCTCTGACAACCTCCGTGGGAGAAAAGCTCGGCGCACTCGATGAGGCGAAGCTCAGTGCTTTGCTTCGGAAGAGTTTCCTGAACGAGCCAGGAGAGGAACCCGCCAAGCCTGCCCCGGCGCAAGCCGAGGAAAAGCCGGTGGAAGAAACGTCCGAGGAAGCCCCGGCAAAAGCCGAGGCCGACGAAGACACCAACGATCTTTCTCAGGAACTGACTCAACAGACATCCGACGAGGAGACTTCGGAAGCCGAGGCGCCAGAGGCCAAGGCCGAGGAACCCGCCGCCGAGGAGGGTCTGCCCAAGGGGGCGCAGAAGCGCATCGACAAGTTGACCGCCGCACGGAAGGCCGCCGAGGCCAAGGCCGCGCAGCTGGAAGCCGAGATCAACGCGCTGAAGCAGAAGCTCGACGCCAAGCCGGCGGTCGACGACGCCCCCGTCCGCCCAACGCCCGACAATCCGTACCTGCACCTCCAGACGCAGGCGGACGTCGACTCCGCCATCTCCGAGGCCCGCAAGGTCCGCCGGTGGGCGGAGGAGCACCCCGACGGCACCACCGTTCGGGACGCCAACGGCAAGGAGACCGAGTACAGCGCCGAGGACATTCGCCGCATCAAGCTGAATGCCATCGACGCGCTCGAGGAACACCTGCCGCGGCAGCTGCAGTACGTGCAGGCAAGGGCGCAGATCGACCCGCAGGCCGAGTCCACCTACAGCTGGTGGAAGGACAAGACCTCGCGGGAGTACCAGGCCGCGCAGAACATGCTGAAGGCGTTCCCCGAGCTGCGGAAATTCCCCGACTACAAGATGGTCGTCGGCGATTACCTCCGCGGCGCGCAGGCCCGCGAGTCCGAGTACGCCAGGCAGAAGTCCGGTCAGGCCGCGGCCAAACCCGCGGTCAAGAAGGCTCCCGCCCAGCCCAGCCGGCCCGCCATCGCGCCTCCCACGGTCACGCCGCAAGAGCGCAACGCGAAGGACGCGGTGAACCGCTTCCGCAAGGCGCCCAACTCGGACTCCCTCAAGGATGTCGTGCTGAGTCAGTTTCTGTAACCAAGGAACTACTACAATGCCTCAACTCTACGAGCGCACTCAGGTCGGTAAGCGCGAAGACCTCGCTGATTACATCTCGCTGGTCGATGCGAAGGACACCCCCTTCGTCTCGATGGCCCCCAAGGGCTCCAAGCCCGGCAACACGTACCTGCAGTGGCAGGCCGACAACTTCCCGGCGACGGCCACCACGGGCACGGTCGACGGCACGGACGTCACCTCCGGCGACTACCAGAATCTCAACTCGGGCCGCGCCCTCCTGGCCAACTACATCCAGGTGTTCCGCCGCCCGGTGCGCGTTTCGCCGCTGTCGGTCGACGTCTCCATCGTCGCCGGCCTCAAGGACGAACTCGCCGGCATGGTCGCGAAGGGCATCACGCTCATGAAGCGTGACATGGAAGCCACCTTCCTCTCGGCCAACGACGGCCAGGCGGACAACGGCACCGTGCCCTACCTGACCAAGGCCCTCGGGACCTGGATCAGCACCTCCGGCGGCACGACCCCGGCGGTTCCCTCCGCGTTTCGCACGCCCGCCGGCTCGATCATCGGTGGCGGTTCCGCTGCCTCGACGCTGACCGAGACCAACGTGCAGGATCTCCTGACCTCGATCTGGGGCCAGACCGGCACGTTCCGCGACTACGATGCCATCGTCGGCAGCACGCTGAAGCGCAGCTTCACCAACCTGCTGTTCACGACCTCGCAGAACGCGAACACCAACACCTCGAGCGCCATCCGCACGTTCAACCGTGAGTCTGACGCTTCCACCTACCTGTCGAGCGTCGACGTGTTTGAGGGCGACTTCGGCCGCCTCCGCCTGCACCCCGACGCCTTCATGCCGGCGGCGTACAAGGGCTACGTGGTTCCGATGGATCTCTGCGAGATCCGCTACTCCAGCCTGCCGCAGGTCTCCGAGCTGCCCAACTACGGCGGCGGTCCCGCTCGCCTCATCGAGGCGGTCGCCGGCCTCGTCGTGAAGAACCCGCTCGCGTTCGGCAAGTTCGACTTCTCGAGCTAACCGATGATCGAGGCCATCCCCGCTGATCTCTACAAGCCGTTGCTCGATGAGTTTCGGCGGGGGTGGCATCGTGAAATGGTGCTGGGCCGGATCGAGGCCAAGAAAGCCTCAGCACTTGCGAAGAACTATCACCGGGGCGTGGACGGGCTTGGCCGTCTGCGCGCCCGTATTCCTGCGTCATCCTTCCACTACTGGGGCCAGCGCCTCGGGTATCAGTGCTGGCATGACGAGACTTTCATCCGCGATTTCCTGAAGGACAACGAACTCGAGGTAAAGGGCGGCAAGACGAAGATGTCGGTCGGATACGGCAAGAGCACGACAGACGGCTCGATGGCCATCCTTGACCGCTTCGGCCGGCCCGCCGCCGCAGCCTGATGCGCACTGTCGACTACAGCACCCTGATGTACCGCTGGATGCAGCTGGCGGGGCTGGACCGTGCCGCGATCACGTCGATCAATTTCAACACGTTTCGCGACTTCGCGAGCAACCGGATCGAGCACATCTGGAAGAACGACTACTGGCCGGACCTGATCCGCGTGTCTTCGCCCCAGACCGTGTCGGTCGACGGCAACGGCGTCCGCACCGTGGCCCTCCCGTCCGATTGCGGCGAGCTGCTCGACATCTACGACCAGGATCCGCGTCTCACGACCCGCGCCCGGTCGCTCAAGTACTTTCTCTATTCCAGCGCCACGACCGACTACGCGAACCTGATGCAGGACACCACGCCGGTGTACCTGGAGTTCAAGGTCAAGGCTCCGGCCCTGTTTGGCGATTCGTACAGCGCGTCTGCCAACTACTCCGCCGGGGCGCAGGTTTACTTCGACACCTCGACCGACAGCGGTTCGTACCTGCCGAGCAGCACGAAGGCGCCCGCCGGCAATTTCTACAACTGCATTGTCGGCACTTCGGCCGGCCAGTCCCCGACTACGACTCCGTCCAGCTGGTCGAAGGTCGAGATCCCGTACTTCACCGGAGACTTCCTGATCCGCGCCTGCTTGGCCGACTACCTCCGTTCGGAAAGCCAGTTTGACCAGGCTCTAGTCGTTGAGAACGACGCGACCGCCGCGCTGGAACGCGAGGTCGACAAGGTCATCCGCGAGCAGGGTCAGGTCCGCCGCGCATCCGTGTTTACATACTAGCCATGCACCTCACCAAAGCAGTCAACTTTTACCCGAAGCCGAACGGCACCAAGGCCGACGAGCGGCTCACCGTTTCCTCGGCCATTGTACAGTTCGCCACGACTTGGGACATCACCACGCAGTACCTCATCATCGACGTGCAAAACGCCGACGTGATGGTGACCTTTGACGGTTCCTCGCCCAGCGCGACCAACGGTCACCGCCTCTACGCCGGCACGAACGTCATCTGGTCCCGGCAGGCCGCCACCGCCGCCAAGTTCATCCGCCAGGGCGGCACCGACGCCGCGGTCCACGCCTCGCAGTTCACCGACTAAGCCACCATGAGCAACGTACTCGGCAACATGCCGCCGGTCTTCGGATCCGGCTATCGTGGCGTCGTCCCGGCGCCGTCCGCAGCCGACGTCTCCGCGCAAAACATCCTGCGCGCTGACGGCACCTGGGGCGCTGGCCCAAGCGGCACGCTGCCGTCGCAGACTGGCAATTCGGGAGAGCTGCTCACGACCGACGGCACGAATGCGTCGTGGACGGATTCGCTCAACACGTTCTCCATTCCAAACCTGACGTTCGGCGTCGGTGGCCCGAATGCTCGCTCGAGCATTGCGGCGCGTGCGGCGCGTCAGGGGTTGGTGTTTGATGGGACGGCCAACGCTACTGTTAGCGTGGCGGCTTTTGCCTCCACCGACTTCTCCGTTTTTACTTGGATTAACGTAACGAGTTTTTCCGCTGCTCGCTCAATTATTGGCGGCGGCACCGGAGCGTTTGTTTTCTCGGTCAACACCAGCGGCGCGTTGGTTGTTGGAAAGTATGGCTCGGCTGATTTGGCCGTTTCGACGACCACGCTGACTGCTGGCAAGTGGACTCTTGTTGGCTACGTCCGCAGCGGCACGACCGGAACCTACTACATCAACGGCATCGCTGCTGGTACGACGAGCGACAGTTACAACTACACGGCGGTTGATTCGCAGATTGGTGCTAATGGTGGCGGGTCGTCCATCTTCCTTGGGACGATTGATCCGGTGTATCCCTACAACCGCGCCCTGTCCGCCGCCGAGGTGGTCGCGTTGTACGAGGCGGGCGTGCCTGCGGGGAGCGATTACAACACGGCGAGCAACACGGCGCTGAACAGCAGCACGTTCGTCAATGGAGGCACGGCTTACGGAACCTTCGACGGCGCGAGTGCTACCGGATTTCACGTTATCAAGACGGCGGGAACGCAAGCGTTTGCTGGCTCACGTCCGGCCTTCAGCGTTGCGGCTGGTCAAAAGTTCCTCGTCACGTTCACGGCGACCCTCACGTCTGGCACCGCTCCAATCGTTCTCCTTGGGAACTCTACGTCTGGCGGAAGTCGCTCCAATCAGCCAACGGTTACGGCTGGTTCTAACTCAATCGTACTAACGGCAACTGCTGCCGATTCTTCTGCGGCACTTACGTTTTACAACGGTATCGGAGATGCGTGCGAGTTCACGATTGCTTCGGTTAGTATCACCCGCCTCGGCCTCCTCCTCGCCCCCGACGCTGGTCAGGCTGGTGGCGGGCTGACGTGGTACGACACCTCGGGAAACGCGGCCAACATCACGCTTCCTGCGTCTGGGGTGACGTGGAATGTGCCGAGCAGCCGCTATCTGGGCGGAAATTGGACGACGAGCGGCAACCTCACCGTCAGCGGGGGTACGGGAACTATCGACGCGACCTCTGGCACGGCCAGCGCAACGTTGAGTCTTGTCGGTCGCAGTTCAGGCTCCGCACGCACGGCTTCGATTGTATCCAATTCGTCTGGAAGCTTGGTGTTTAGTTCAGAGGGCGCGGGCAATGCGATGACGCTCAACGCAAGCACCGGCAACCTGTCCGTCGCTTACAACCTCACCGTCAGCGGAGGGACGATCACTAGCGGCAGCGGAACGCTTACGCTAAATAGCTCGGCCAACACGGTTGTCCTTCAGTCTGCTGGCACCACCGCCCTGACGCTCGACAGCAGCCAGAACGCGACGTTTGCGGGTGCGACGGTCAATGTCAGCAAGGCTGGCAACAATCCTTCGTTTAAGGCCACGGATGGTGCGGTGATTACCAAGCTCCAATCCCAGACGGCTGGGGACACGACCGGAGCTATCGGAACGGAGTCCAATCATACGCTCAAGCTCATCACCAACAACACCACCGCCCTGACGCTCGACGCCTCTCAAAACGCGACGTTTGCGGGGGCGATTACTTCAAGCAGGCCGTATCAGGATATCAGTTCTGGTCTGTCAAATATCTACGTCTACTCCACCGATACTGCTGCTCAAGACAAAGGAGGTACGATTCAGCTCGGAGGAGCCTACACCGGCACAACGACCATAACATTTGGTGGTGTCCGTGGGTCTAAAGAGTCAACAACCGCTGGGGAAACTGGCGGACAGCTTGAGTTTTTTACGCGAGCAAACGGTGGAGCAATGACGCGCAGGGCGTACATTAGTTCCACGGGCAACGCGACGTTCGCGGGGAGCATTACGTCAAGCGTTGGAACAGGCGGAATTGGTACACAGTTGGTTCTTAATAATAGCGCGACAAACTCCACAGCTGGACGAGGGAGTGCGCTTCTGTTTACTGGAACGGGTGCAGGAAATCTAGCGTCAGTTGAGGCTCAAACTGCCACAGCATCCAATAATACTGGACTCCTGTTAATCAAAACCTCAAACGCGGGAACCTTAAACATCGCGGCTAGGTACGATAACAACGGAAATTTGATTCAAACTGTTACCGGAACGGCTCCGACTCTAGCGACGAACTCGACCATGACGTTTGAGCTTACCAGCAACACGGAACTTAAGATCAAGGTTCGCGGCACCGATGGCACGACCCGCAGCGTTTCGCTGACCCTCGCCTAACACTTACACTCACCATGCAAACCAACATCGTCCCCGTGGCTGTCTATCCCAGCACGGCCAACGTCCTTCTGATCCGTTCCATCACGCTCGGGCCTCCGCCGCAGTTCTACTACGAGTTGCAGAACGTCACCGAGGTCGAGAAGACCCGCGAGGTGGCGAATCCCGCCTACATCGCGGAATCCGTGGGCTTGGATGGTACGGTTTATCCCGCGCAGGGCGAGCCGACGATCACCGAGACGTACACCGAGCAGACCGTCACGGTGCTGAAGAACGGCAACGTCTCGATGACCGAGGAGCAATGGGACAACTGGGCGGCTGGCCCGATCACCGAGGACGAGCCGTATCAGCTTGACGCCATCGCGACCAATCTCGGTCTGACCCGCGCTTGAGCAAACTCCGGTACATTGCGATCGGGGCAATCGTTGCCGCTCTGATCGCCTATATAACGTGGCGTCAGCAGCAGCAAATGATCGCTGGCCTGCCTCCGCGCATCACCTGCTCATCGCAGGCTGACGCGCAGGCAAAGGCTGGCCCGCGTGCATTCCCTGTACTTGGCACGGGCTCGATGGCTCCGTACATACCGCCCGCGGCCAAGGACAAGGATCCGAGGTCAACCGTGGTCGCCTATGCAAAACCTGGCGACAAGGGGTTTGCTGACATCCGCAAGGGAGACCTGGTGACGTATCACGCATCGTGGGCCAAGGGCTTCGTGCTGCATCAAGCCGCTCAAAAGGACTCTGGCGGCTGGATAATGTCAGGCCTGCACAATGCGCACAGCGAGTCGTTCACGCGAATCACCGAGCGGGAGTTCGTCGCTGTAATCAGCGAGGTCTACGTCTGGTAAACCATGCGTGCGCTCCTTTACCGCTACTTCCGCAAGCGCCCCCAGGTCGTCGACGCCTACCTCGCTCTGGAGGACGGCGCCTACTGCCTGAACGAAAACGGCTCCAACTTCATCGTCGAGTAACATGGCCGACCCGAAAAAGATCTCCGCGCTCCCCATCGCGACCAGCGTCAACACCAACGACTATACAATCTTGGTCGACGGCAGCACCGTGCAGAACAAGCGGGCCACGGTCGCGCAGATCATGGCGGCCTCCGGCGGTGGCACGGTCACGTCAATCGGCCTCACCGGATCCAACGGTGTCAGCGTCAGCGGCAGCCCGGTCACCTCAAGCGGCAGCATCACGGTCGGCCTCGGCGCGATCACGCCCACCTCGGTCACCGCCTCCGGCGCCGTCAGCGGATCCAACCTCACCGGCACCAACACTGGCGACCAGACGATCCAACTGCTCGGCGACGTCGAGGCCGCCGGCGGCACCGGCAACCTGACGACCAGCATCGCGACCGGCGCCGTCACCAACGCCAAGCTGGCCAACATGACTGGTCCGACCGTCAAGGGTCGCTCTGCTGGCACCGGCGCACCCAGCGACATCTCGATGGCTACGCTGGCCGGCATGCTGCCGGCGATGACCGGCGACAGCGGTTCCGGCGGCGCTGCGGGCCTCGTCCCAGCGCCCGCGGCTGGCGACGCCGCGGCCAAGACTTTCCTGCGGGCGGACGCAACATGGGCCGCGCCGGCCATCAATGACCTGCTGCCCAGCCAGGCCGCCAACAGCGGAAAATTCCTGACGACCAACGGCACCAACGTCTCCTGGGCTGCCGGCCTCGGCACCGTCAGCAGCGTGGCGCTCACCGGAGACGGCAACGTGAGCGTGTCCGGCAGCCCGATCACGACGTCCGGCACCATCAGCCTCTCGCTCTCCAACACCGGCGCCACCGCCGGCTCGTTTGGCAGCGCGACCCAGGTGCCGGTACTCACGGTCGACGCCAAGGGCCGCATCACCGCGTCCAGCTCCACGCCGATCACGTTCCCGGTCAACTCCGTCGCCGGCCGCACCGGCAACGTCACGCTCTCGGTCAACGACATCTCGGGCCTGGGTACGCTGGCGCAGCAGAACACGAACGCGCTGGCCCTCACCGGCACCGTCACGTCCTCGAGCGCGACCACGACGCACAAGTACCCGATCACGATCAACGGGACGACCTACTACCTTCTTCTCTCCAACGTCTAAACTCCCATGAACAACCAAACTCCCACTCCCGAACAAGCGTTTCAGGTCATCACGCAGGCTTGCCATGAGTTCGTCGGCAAGCGCCGCGATCACGAAATGCTTGAGCAGGCTCTTCAGGTCATCCGCGGCCTTCTTCCGAAGGCCGAATAACCCTCCGACGTCATGGCGCAGATCAGCAAAGGCTACACCTACTCAACGGTCTCACCGACCAACGAGGTCACCGCAGCCAACCTCAACCAGCTGGCCGACAATGCCACGCTGCTGAACGGCGCCATCACGGACCAGACCCTCAAATCGTCTCCGGTCGCGGCGGACCAAGTGCTGATCTACTCGGCCGCCGATGGCGCGCTGCGGAAGGCCACGGTGGGCTCGCTGCCTGACAGCGTCACCTATCCGCTTTCCGTCGCTAACGGCGGCACCGGCGCCAGCACGCTGTCCTCCGGCCAGTACCTGAAGGGCAACGGCACCGGAGCGGTCACTAGCAGCGCCACGATCCCCGGCAGCGACGTTTCCGGCAACATCACCGGCAACGCCGCCGGACTCACCGCCACCCTTGGCACCAACCGCGGCGGCACCGGGCTCGCGACCACGCCGGCCAACGGTGAGCTGCTGATCGGCAACGGCACCGGGTTCACGATGGCGACCCTCACCGCGGGCGCCAACGTGACCATCACCAACTCCTCCGGCTCAATCACCATCGCCGCGGCCGGCGGTGGCGGAGGCGGCGGTTCCGGCACGGTCACCAGCGTCAACGTCTCCGGCGGCACGACCGGCCTGTCCTTCACCGGCGGCCCGATCACGACAACCGGCACGATCACGGCGTCCGGCACCCTGGCACTGGCCAACGGTGGCACCGGCTCGACGACCGCGTCTGGCGCCAGGACTGCGCTCGGTCTTGGCACGCTGGCCACGCTCAATTCCGTCAACGACGGCTACTGGTCCGGCACTGCACTTTCCGTCGCGAACGGCGGCACCGGATCCACGACTGCTTCCGGCGCCCGCACCGCGCTTGGACTTGGCACGCTGGCCACGCTCTCGAGCGTCTCCGACGCCAACTTCACCGGCTCCCTCTCCATCGCGAAGGGCGGCACCGGCGCCGGCGATGCCGGCACGGCTCGCACCAACTTGGGGCTGGGTTCTCTCGCCACGCTGTCAACAATCAACAACGGCAACTGGTCGGGCACCGCGCTCTCCGTGGCCAACGGCGGCACGGGCGCGACCTCGGCCGGCTCTGCACGCACAAACCTGGGCCTCGGCACAATCGCCACGCAGGATTCCTCCAGCGTGTCGGCGGGCGCAATCTCGGTCACCGGCGCGATCACCGGAAATAACAGCACCGCGGAACTGAACATCTTCGGCGGCAACAGCGGATCAATCAAGGTGGTCTGCGGCGAGGATCCCTCCGCCGGCAACCTGCTCGGCTACCTCGTCCTCAACATCAACGGGAACAGCCGCAAGGTTCCGTTCTACGACCTCTGATGACAGCGCACGGACGAGACCTCGGAGGCGTGGCCGGCGCTGTGACCTCAAGCGTCGGCACCATCGTCGGATGGCAGACTCAACTGGAGTTCTGGCTGCGCATCCTATCGCTCGTCGTCGGCATCATCGCAGGTCTGTATACAATCTACCACTACGCCCGCAAAAATGCCGCTCGCCAGTGAATACATTGTGGAAGGTGAGAACGGCTTCACCGGGATGATGAGCCGGATGAACCCCCTTGAGCTGAAGCCGGGGTTCGTCAGCTACGCCCAGAACATGCGGTTCGATCAGGGGACCGCCTCGGTGCGCAAGGGCGCAAAGCGTCTCACCGCCGGCGGCGCCATCGGCCAGGACATCTACGACTCCGGCATCTACTCGGACCCGACCACCGGCGTCGAGAAGGTCGTCATGGTCGGCGCGAGCGCCATCTTCATCTACGACACCGTCGTCGCCTCGACGTCATCGGTCAGTTATCCGACCGGACGCACGATCACCGCGAGCGACAAGGTCTGCTGCTTCCAGGCCGACAACAAGTTCTTCATCCTGCGCGGAGGTCCGGCCGGAGCGCGTGTCTCGGTCACGATCACGAACTCGGGAGCCACGGCCACGGTCACGCAGACCGCGCACGGCTACGCAAACGGCACCGAGGTGACGATCACCGGAATGACCGACGCCCTTTTCAACGGGTCCTGGGTCATCAGCAACGTCACCGCGAACACCTACGACTACACGATGACCGGCACGCCAGCGTCGACCGCGGGCACGCCGTTCGCCCAGAAGGCCAAGCCTGCGCTCGTCTGGGACGGCGTCGGTTCGATCACCGTCGTCACGCAGACCGTGACCACCGGCGTCAGCGCCAACTTCCCGCCGGCCGACTTCGGAATCTATTTCCAGAACCGGATCATCGTGAAGCGCGAGCGCGACAAGATCGCCGCGTCCGATTATTTCGACTACAATACCTGGGACCTGACGTTCAACCAGTTCACGATCAACCTGGGCTCCAACGACTATATAGTCGGGTTCCAGCCGTGGCAGGAGGACAAGTTCCTTATCTTCGAACGCAACTCGATCTACTACGCCTATATCGACCCGAACGGCTACACGTCGGGCGCTTCCCCCGGCGGCAACTCGTATATCAAGTCGCTCACGTCGGAGTTCGGATGCTCGGCTCGCCGCAGCGTCGTGAATGCCGGCGAGTTCATTTTCTTCCTGTCCGACAACGGCGTGTATCTGCTCAACCCGTCGCTTGACCTGAAGCTGCTCGGCAACACGACGCCACTGTCGGACCCCATCTCGGACATCATTCGCCGCATCAACGCGAACGCCGTGCAGAACGCCGTCGGTCGCGTTTTCAACAACCGCTACTACCTGGCCGTTCCGCTCGACGCCTCCACGCGCAACAACGCCGTGCTGGTGTACTCGATGCTGAACAAGGCCTGGGAGTCGGTCGACACGTTCCCGAGCGGCATGTATATCGACAACCTGCTTGTGGCCATCTACGGCAGCGCCCGCCGGCTGTACGCCACGAACAAGGAGGGCGGCATCTTCGTGATGGAGGAACTCAACTACGACGAGTACCTGCCCACCGGCTCCGGCGTCCCGCTGCCCTTCGTCCTGCCGGCCACGCTCACGACCAGCTTCAACTCCAACGACATCCTCGGTCAGATCGTCACCCGCCGCTACTTCTACCAGACGTTCGCCGGGAAGCGGTTTTCGTATGCCGAGATGGACATGTCGATGGTCGGCTCCGACGCGCTCAACGTCGTGGCCAAGGCGGTCAACCCCGACAATTCCAGCCAGGTCTTCGCGTTCACCTCGTCCACGGCCGAGGACTACACGAAGCGTTTCCGCATCGCGAAGCGCGGCTTCGGTCTCGACTTGGAAATC